CAACTCAGGGGTTGGTAGACCAAAATCTGAACAGACACCAACCTGAGCGTCATATTCTTCAGTTGGCAATTGAACCACGCTACCACCTGCATGGAAAACACCGTTGTTGTCGGCGAAAGATACGTTGGTTTTGAACTTAACCATTTTGATAGTTTCAGGCATTTCAAACCTCCTTATTTAGTTACGTCTGCGATGCGGAACACGCTGTTTGGAGTCAGCGTAATCGGCAACGGAGCAGATTGGGTTAACAGGTAGGTTGTTGACGGCTCATCAACGTCAAACTCTTTGTGATGCATTTCAGTCACAACCCAACCAGCTTTTGCGTCTTTGATTGCGCCAAATGCCATTGCGCCAGAGAACTCTTTGCTGTCGAAGCCAATGACTTCACCATCAGCAACATAGCGTTTAGGCAGACCATCTGCGCCGAGGTAACTGCGACTGTCGACGTAGACTTCGATAACAACACCATTCAATGCTGTAAATCGAGCAACCATAGCGACACCACGCACTTCACCAACGTGCAACAGGTTCATGGTTAAGTCTGAACCACGGATGTTCGTATCAAGCAGGTGCGAACGTTCTTTAGCTGAGAAGTACGCGTAGAACGCAGCCCATGCGCCGCGACCCATGATAATGGTGTCTACTTCCGAGGTGTGCGATTTCTCATACACCAAGTCTGACATTTTAGCCAAGATAGTCAGCGGATTAACGCCTGCGGCAGTCCAATTTTGCGCACCCAAGTTGCTCATTGTCAGCGCAGGGTCACGGAAATAGCTTACCGTTGTGGTCGGGTAATCATCGCCGCTAATGGTCAACTCACCACGAGAGAAGGCGCTGAATGCCATCAATTCGTACAAGTTTTCCATTTTGGTGCGGTGCATCTGGATTTGTTTGGCACGGATTGCCAGAGCGCGTTGCGCTGGAGTCATGCTGCCGAACAGTTGCTCACCAGCGATGCGGTGTTGCAGACGTTCATCCCATGCGTCAATGCTGTCTTTCTCTTTGGCGTATGCTGGACGGAATGACTTCACATCGAAGTTTTTGGTTTGGTTGACCTTACTTACCACGTTAGGGGCAACGAATTTGGCAACACCGCGCAAATCTTCGAACACGTCGTCAAAGATGATTACATCGGATTTAGACAGGAAGTTGTTGCGAAACAGATGGCGATAGAAGGATTTCGGAGCTTCCATCTTGCGAATCAAACTACCTTGAATCAGAGTTTCTGTCAAAGTTTGTGCGTTTGGCATAATTAACCTTTCTTAACTTAAGCACGTTGAACTGGGTCGGTTTCGGCATTTTCGAAGAAAATGACAGGGGAACCAAACAGTCGCAGTTTTTCGAGTCGTTGTGCGACGGTGTAGGTGTTGTTGTACTCAGTAACATTAACGACAAGTGCGTTGATATTGAAGGTACCATTGACGTAAACACTCACACCTTTATTTGCTTCAGCAGCGTAAGCTGTTACACAAAGTTGCGTGCCTGCTGACAATGCAGCAAAATCGCCAGTTGCCGTAACAGGTTCAACAGTGCCATCTGTGTTCAATTTACACAGTTGATACTGTTGTACTGCGGCTTTGGCTTTTGCGGGCACGGTAGCAGGCAGCGGTGTTTGTTTGGCAAACAGAGGGATATGTAAACCGCCTACTGCTGGAATGTTTTCACTTTTCGCAAACATCTTCAATCCTTCATTAGTTTTGTTTCAAGAATTCGGCAACGATATCAATGTCAGCCGCCAACTTATTTGCTTCAGATACGTCACCCGCGTCAGCACCGACGTTAGGTTGCGCAGTTTTACCCATAGCCTCCGCCAGTAAATTGACTGACGCAGCAGGCTTTTCGGCAACAACAGGCTCTTTGGTATCCTGTGAGGCGGCATTCAGGGTTTGAATTGCTTCTTCAACGCTCATGTTGGTGTTAAGTGCCAAATGATGCGCCAGTTTACTGTTAGATGCTGCTGCTTCTGCCGTGATGATGCTCTGAATGCGATTGCGCTCAGAGTTCGCATCAGCTTGAACTTGGGCAGCGGGATTTTGTGGCGTTTGAGCCTGCGGTTCAGTTTTGGTATCAGTTACCGCCTGAACTGTATTTTCTTTAGACATAAGTCCCTCCGTGATTAACTTTACAGCCTCCTCGACGCTCATTACCTCGTCAATAAGACCTATGGTTTTTGCTTCCTGCGCAGTATAACATGCTGCTTGAGTCTTTACTACATCCTCGACAGCAAGCGCGCGATTCGCGCCAACCAATGATACAAATTCGCCATAGATACCGTCAATTCTTTTTTGCATATCGGCTTTAACCGAATCGCTCAAATCTTCATACGAATTACCGTCAACTTTATGCTCACCAGCTTTAATAAATGTTACGGAGACACCTTCATTCTCCAACATTTTCTTATAACTCGCGTGCATTGCGACAACCCCGATAGAACCAATACCGCTGCTTGGCGTAGCTTTGATTGAAGTGCAAGCGGACGCAATCGCATATGCCGCCGAATAACAGTTGCTATCTACAACGGCATGAATTTCTTTCTGGGTACGCGCTGATTTAATGTAATCCACTGTCTCAAAACAGCCAGCAACTTCACCACCACCTGAATTAATATCGAGTATGATTGAGTCAACAGAATCATCCACCAAGGCTGTCGCAATAGCATTCTTGATGTAATTGTAACCTGTAACGAAACCATACGTTGTATTGAAACGATTCACCAATGCGCCGAATACTGGAATTACGGCTGTCGTACCAATCACCCCGTACATCATGCTACTTTTTACGGGGGCAGTACCAATTGTCTGAGCCATCGTCTGTTTAATCATATCAATTCGACCTTCCTCTTTTTGCAGGACAGGATTGGTCATATTGACATTTAAATCAGTCAAAAACTTACCAGCGGCGTCTTGCTGTACAGCAAGATATAGAGTTTGCTGAGAAGCAAGAGACGCTACAATAGGATGTACGGAATTACTCATTTTCACTATCTTTCAAATTTTCGTTGTCAGAATTATCTTCTTTTCCGCTGTCTGAATCAACAGAAGAACCAGATTTTGAGGATTTTTTATTAACAACAGCCTTTTCAGCGCCATCATCAATGACAATACCCAAACGTTCGATTTCGTCCTGTTCCCGTTTGCGTTGCGCCAACAATTCACGCCAATCATAACCCATACGGGCAGCTTCAATCTCAAGAGTAGACAAACCGAACTTGGTTTTGAGAATCGCCGCCTGCGTTTCCTTCATCTCATCAATTTGACCGCGCGCGGCGCCAATCCACGAACATTGCGCCAAAGCATCAAATATTTCAGGATTTTCGTAAATCCACGACGAGGTTTTGCCTTTTGGTAAAGGGACCGAACCACTATTGATTTGCTCTTCAAGCCAAAGTCGATAAATTTCTGTTGCAAATTTATCGGCGACGGCTTTTTTGCGCGATTGCATGAATTTGAATGTTTCGTTCATGCTGGCACGCGCACTGGAGTAGTTCGTCTTGGTGTAATCGCGCGAAAACTGCTCATAGCTTACACCAAGACCCGCTGCAATATGCCGCAGCAAAGACTGTTCATATTCAGAACCCGTGCCGCTTGGTTGACCGAGTTGTTGCAAATTCAATTTGGTGTTCGGATGCAACACTGGGATGCGCGCACCGTCCAATTGAATATCACGCGTGGCTGCATGCTGCAAAATGGAACCAAGCATTGCTTTAGCGGCAATGTCAAAACTAACGCCGTTTGGATTGCCACCCATCATTTCGGTAATCATCTGAGTCGGCAAATCACTTTCGATGCTTGCTGCATAAGTAGCTTGCAAAACTGCCTGTTGTAGCTCAACATCTTGGAAACGACGCGTCATTCGCATCTGTTTCAGAACGCTTACCATCTCACTCACGCCCCGTATTTGCTCAGGGAGCAACTGGTCGATGATATGGATTATTTGCTTACGGCCCCATTTGGTTTCAGCAGGGATGCGCTTCCATTTGAATAATTTCTCGGTTTGAATGTAGTCATATGGATGAGCTTCCATGATGTGATATGCAACTGGTCTACCATATGAATCACGCTCGATACCCGTTCTGATTTTCTCATCGTCCATCAAACCGTTCGGATTAGATAGGCGTTTCGGATTAATCATTTGAATAGCAGTTGCATAGGGTCTTTTTTGGTCAACAATCCATTCAGCGGCAGCAAGGACTTCACCGTGAATCAAAAACACGCCAACAGCTTGGCGTACCATCGCAGTAAAGTCCTTAACACCACTGGCATCCAGCCAATGCTTAGAGCTTGATGCAGTATTATTGAATTTGGACTCAACGATACGCTGAAAATCATACAACCATTCTTTGTCCTCAATACCAAGGACATCGACATTCGGCTGTGAGTTCAGCTTGAATTGCGAACCTACAATATTGTCTTTATGGATTGCAACAACACCACTCGCATAGCCATCATTTAAGACAACATCGCGAGCGCGGTCATCAATGATATCTTTTTCAAAGCGCAGCATCGCATCCATCGGGAGCGGTGATGCTTCCCATGTAGCCATTTCACGGCTAGTTCGGTTGGCCCCATCGAGACCACCCGTGCCGCCGTGTGTTTTATATCCGTCGATACCAGACATGTCATCTCCTAGAAATAGACTCGCAATGGTCGGTATCCTTGACCATTGAATGCGTTATCGAGTAGACCGCAGGCTCGAAGTTCCATCTCCATGCGGCGGATTAAGTCCGCCAACACAGATAAATTCGCTTTTTGATATTCAATACGTTCGCCATTCTGGTCGATAACAACGGTAACATTCTGACCAGACGCAATACGAAAATATGCGTCCTTTGCGTCTTTTAATTGCTCTGGGGTGTACGATGTACAATTACAATTCATACTAGGCTCCCTGTAATCTGTTGATTTCGTCCCAACTCATCTCAGAATAGATTTGCTGAGGTTCATGAATGACAACATTATCTCCTGTTTCAGCATTCGCATCAACCGGAGCGTAAACAAGCGGGTTTTTGTTCCATTCATCAAACAACGGAGGTGGGTTAGCCCAATCTATACGGTCAATCATGAGTAATTTCGAGATTGCCACACCTAAGCAGTAATACAACAAGTCCCATGCTTCGTTGTTTTGATGTGGGATTTTTTCCCATTTGGTTGCAGTGCGTATCTCGGCGCACAACTCTTGATAAAACTCAATAGATAACCAGTCTGGGAACGTAATCAGACCATGTGCGACCTCTGTAACATCAAGCCTGTTGGATAAGGTGTCTTTCAACAAATTCGAATTCAACATCAAGACTGGAACATCACCACGGGCAGCACTCAAAGCGTCCTTCTTGGTTGCATCTGGATATGTGATAAAGGCTCGTGGGGAGTTCGGTGTAACGACACCTTTCACCAAGTGGAAACGCGCGGCTTTGCGTTTGTTTTTCAAGCTACGGTAAAAGTCGTAAGCCATGGACGTTACGCTTTCACCCTTCTCACGCGCGTAACCACCACTGTCACATACGGTCACGGTTATGCCCATTGTTCGACCGCTGCCATCGGCGAGTGGGTAGAGTCTGTCCATCACCTCGGTTTCAAGCAACGACCAGTCTTCCAAGAAGGTTGCTGGACGCACAAAATAATTGTCCCCATCCTCGTCAACGCGTGTCGATTTAC